ATGGGGGAGAAGCTGCGCTGATACACTCTACGGAAGTAGCTGCCCCGCAGCGACTCGCCACCGATGAACGGAATACCGGCAATAGCGTAGTCGAAGGCGATGTCAGAACGTGTGTACTGTGCCCCGAAGGGGCCAGGCGTGGGGAGGATACCGGCCGGGGACGGTTGCAGAATACCGTTTGTGTTCTGCTCAAATGTTGTCAGCGACATGTACTTCCCGCTTTAGTAGATTGCGTAGATTTCAACGCCGCTGTTGGCATCCCAGTTTCCCGAAGTAGGCGTTAGCTGGATCGAGGTAATCCCGCCAGTAGCGTTGTACTGGCCCGAGTACTGCCCGCTGAAGAAGTTGGCCGAGGTGTCAAACATTGTAGCAGCCCCCAGAACTACGGGGAACACAGAGGTCTGCGTAACGCCTTCAACAATGAAGTGACCGGATCCACGGTAGTTGGCGGTGTTACTGGAACCACCGAACGTGGCTATCTGGATAGCAGTCTGTGCGCTGGCGCCCGTGCTGGCCACGGTCGTATTGTTTGCTTCGAGTCGTTCGAAGTGATAGTTGGCGCCGCTGTCGCTGTTGAACTGAAGCTTTAGAATCTGGTTGTGCACAGCAGCCGTAGACGCTCCCCGCCAGAAAACCTCAAGGCGGTTGGGGATGCTAGCAAGCGGGAGGGTGTAGCTGTAGTTTGCCGAGACACCGCTTTGCTTTGATAGCAGGGCACGACCCCCGACTGCGGTCCAGGTGCCGGGACTACCGCCCGCCGTGCAAAACCACAAGTTGGACAGCGCATCGTAGACTAGGTCACCCGTAAGGAAGGTTCCAGTAGTCGGCGGACCCGCAGCAGTTTGCCCAGCCAGCCGGGTTGAACCGGTGGTGGCGCCTGTGATACCGCTGAAGCCCAGAGTGGCCTCCTGCACAGAGCCGCTACCTGTCCAGGTGCCGGAGCCCATGGAGGTGCTGCCAGTGAAAATGGCCGAGGTGAGAGACTTGTTGCTGAGTGTCTGCGTGTCCGTGGTTCCGACCACGGAGGAGCCGTTGTTGATCCCGTGGACCGCGTGGCCGACTGCGTCCGGAGACGCAGCCGCATCGATGTGAGACCTTGACTCACGGAAGTCCCTGCCGATATCAGCGTGGGTGACAGTGGCGCCGTTGCTGTGTGAGAATGCACTCGTGCCATCGACAGAGCGGGTGATGGTGAAAGAGGTTCCCACGACAGCCGTGACATCCACAGGTTCCTGCGAAGCAGAGCCCAAGTCGATGACCGCCGTGAACGGCGGGGACGGCCAACCGGTGGCGGACACCACAGACATGCTGGTTGCGGTGGCGTTGATGCTGGAGGTCAGCTGTGTCTGCGGGACATTGGTCGCGTAATTCTGTCCAGTTGGCACGTTATGTCCTAATCAGAAGTCAAAGTGGGAAGGAATCTGAAAACGGTCACGCTGCTTAGCAGCTTCCTGCTCAAGGCGCTGCATATAGAGCTGTCCGAAGTATTGGGACACTCGGGTGGCAGAACCAGGCTGAACATACTGCGCACGCTCTGAGGCCTCCACAGAGGAGATGGACAGGCGTGGACCCTCAAGCTGCGGGGACAGCTTCATACAAGCCCCGTACACGATCACATCGTGCGATGTGGCCGGAAGCCCAGTCACGGTGGTGAAGTCGTCGGTGAGGTTCACCAACTCCGTGGGCTCTTTACGGTAGGTCACAAAGATCTGTCGCCCGGGAACAACGTCATCTGCGATGAACAGCGACTTGCCGCTAGAGCCCAACTCGCCAGTGGCGATGTTGGCTTGCCCTACGAACCGCCAGTTTTGCGCGAAGCGCCAGACGTGCGACGGACCGATGAGTTGGTATTGGACTGAGAGGATTTCCTCCGCATCGGCGGGGAGTCCGTACTCGTAAACGACTGAGATCTTGGGGATTGACGTGGTGTTCGTTGCCCAGAGCTGGGGGTAGACCGAGCGGATCGCATCGTTGATTGCCTCCGTCAAACGGATGGTTGGCCAAATCGGGGAGTTCTCAATCTTGGTGCCGGTCAGGTGCGAGGTGGCAGTAGTCGAGGAGTAGCCCCGCCCGAAGGGCGAGATGGTGACTGTGTTGGTGGGCTGATTCACAGTCTGCACAAGCATCAGTTCCTGATTGTCCACCTCGATGGTTCCACGGGAAATCTGTGTGGCATCGGTCACCGTGAAAGAAGTCTGTGAGTTGGTGATGTTCCCAGACAGAGCCGTGAACTGCTGCTGGTTTTGGGAGAAGCCGGAAAGCTCCTGACGAACACGGTCGATCAGGTTCTGAAGAGTTGGCATTTAAACTCCGGAAAGGAGGGCAGTTACAGTAGCCCCGCCCGTAACGTTAATCGAGACAATGACTCTTGCATAGCGAACACCAACACTCACAGTGCCCACAAGAAACAGCCCCGTAGTGTTGGTCACCAGGGTGTACGGGTTTCCGATGGTCGCAGCTGAAAGGTTCTGCAATACACCGGTGGAAGGAAGCGACCAGTTGACGCCATCCAGCGAAAGCTGAATGGCTACAGCACCAGCGACAACTGTTCCCGTCGCGGTGATCTGGCAGGCGATAGTGCGCACTGGAACACCGAAGTCAACGGCGCTGCCGTTGCCGGTAGTGGCGTTAGTGAGCGAGGCGTAGATCCCAGCCATTAGAGAATTCCCTTCGCAGTGTCCCGAATGGTCTGCATGTCGGAACTCTTGTCAACCATGGCAGTGACCTGCTTCACAGTTTCGTTCGAAACGGCGTCATAGCCACCACTGCCATTCGGTGCAACCTGGAAGTCACGGCCGTAGGCCATACCGTTCTCTGCCGACATTCGTTCTGCGAACTTGAGCTTAGCCATTCCTGTACCATCAGGCTGGATACCCTGGGCTCGAAGGTCACGGTAGAGGCTCAGCTCCCGCTCATGCAGGTTGTCTTTGGTCTTGTCTGCGCCGTAGGCGCTTCGGGCGAAGCCCACCATCTGGCGCTTGGAGCGCATGCACTCCCCGTAGGACCTGTGGTCCTGCGTGGCACAACCACTAGAGCAGGTCATTAGTCGAAGGCTCCATGCGTCACAGAAGGCGCCCAGCCGTTGTCTGAGGTTTCGGGGGTTCCCGGGTCTGCCCACTCACACTTGACCGAGTAGAGGGTGTTGGTCAGCACCTTGTGCTCATCCAGGTTCATCAGGACAGTACTGCCACCAGCGTAGCCGTCGTGGTTGCACATGTAGTTGGCCTGGTGCTCGACGTAGTCGGGGTCATGTCCGGGGTCACTGCCACGAGTAGTGCCCATTGCCCGGGACTTCTGTGCCGGGTTGTACATGAAATGGGTTTCGGTCCACTCGTTGCCCTTCTTGGGCAGCGTCATGTGTGAGGTGCCGTCGGCACCAGTGTGATCCGGGGTCATGTCGGCATTGGTGCCGAAGCGTGCGGTTCCGGGGGTACCAGCCATTTTAAAACACTCCCTGTCCCATAGGACCAGGACCCTGGAAGGGGATCGACTGGCTACCGGGATTCGGTCCTGGACCCATTCGGGTCATGTCCTTGCCAGCAGAAGCTGGCTTCTTTCCCCGCGTCGGCGGGGACATGGTGCGCTTGGTCGCTGCCTTCTTGGCAGAGCCCTTCTTGACAGCAGGCACGGCCTTCTTGACCTGGGTGATCTGCTTGGCAGTCTTGACCGGCTTCTTCTTAGCGGCAGCCATTACTTTCCCTTCGCGGCATCAGCACGGCCCTTGGCCGACAGCTGGCCCATCTTCTTGGCACCATACTTCTTTCGGCCAACGGCTGCTGCAATAGCAGCACCCTTGGCACCGCCACCAGCAGAAGCCTTGACGGCTGCGAAACGGCCACCCTGGCCCAGCTTAGCTTTCGGATTCGGCTTAGCAGCCATTATGATACCGCCGCAAATTCTCCCCCGACACCGGAGGCTAGAATGTTGGTGCGATCAGTCGAACTGATCGGCTGGTTGTTCACGAACACCTGCGTTGCAGCAGCAATCTGATCCGTGGATTGGTAGCGCTGCGCGGTGAACACACCGCCATTGTTGAGCACAGTGAAGTACCGATTGATTCTGTAGCGGTACATGAGGGCGTTCTCGCCCATCGGACCCTCTTCAATGAAGGGCGGATTGTACAGCTGCGGAAGGTTGTCACTGACACTGACAGCCTGAACAACCAGGTTGTTCGGGGAATCTGCCAACGTGAAAGTGGGCGCATACGGTACGGGTGGATTGGTTCGCTGATACAAACCCATGGTCTGGCCTGTTCCGCCGGTTCCTGAAACACCCTGGATAAGAGTGCTGCTTCCATCACCATCGGTGATGGGCATCTGTGAACCGGTGGTGGCTACGGCATGAAACATGTACCCGGGCTTCTTCATCGGAGATGCTGTGATGGTGGAGGACAAATCCTGCGCTACACCAAAGACGTTGTGCTCCAAAACCGCAGTGGAGGAGGCTCCGTTGAGGACAACAGCAGCAGCCACAGCATTTGCTGATGGGACATCTTTGTCTCCGATACCGAGAGTGGGCGCTGGAACAAAGGTGAAGACTGCGGATGAGCCGGTGTCGGAGGCGTTCCAGGTGTGGAACCAACCGGTGAGGGTTGAAGAATCGACGGCTCGAACACCTTCGAGCTTGAACCACGGATTGGGGGATGCTGTGAATTCACTGGCCCACCCTGGCTGGTGCGTGATAATCTCGTTGTCCACGAGAAGAAAGACAAGCACCAAGTCTCCCACAGCAGGCGTGCCGCCGAACGGGACGGTTATAGAGGTTGCCGCTGATACAGAAGCCTGGTTGGAAAACTTGATGCTTGTCATCGCATACCTTACGTGTTGTGGATGCTCGAAGTCGTACGGACCTGGTACAGGGCCGCCTGACGGTAGATGCTCCAACCGGCCACACCATACCAGCCGATCGGACGTGCACGCATCAGCTTGTCAACCACGGGGCCGATCACCACGTGGAAGTCCTCGGAGCATGCCTCAGCCAGCGCCTGCTGCCCTGCGAACAGGGTGTAGAAGACACGGGTCGAACCGGAACCGGTGGTGTCGTTGAACGCACGAGGCGTCTCAACAAAGTAGGCACCCTCGT